CTACCCCACCACCGGCCACACCACCTCCCCCGGAAACCCTTCCTGCTGCGGCAGATCCCTAAGCGCCTGCCTGTAGTCTGCCCAAGCGTTGCGATCGACAGGCGCGTCGACGAGCTGCGTCCAATCACTCTCCTGAAGCAGCCGATCGCGTTTTTTCCTAACTCGCTGTAGGTGGAGATAGTCCTCGATCGGTGCTTGCTGCACCTCCTCAAACGGCAGCTTAGCCCAGTCCGGATCCCGATCCGTTATGATCCGCGGCACCTGGTCGTCGAGAGGAATACTGTCGTCGATAACTCGCACAGCCCGATGGGTTTCATCTGTCCAATGATACATCATGTGAGGCTGCTCCCTGTCGTGATCTTGCAGTTGTCGGCTTGGGCGCCACTGGCCGAATAGCGCCAGTAGACGTCACGGATTTTCCACTCAAAGACGTCATTTGGGGCAATGCTGGTGGCGACGACGGTCGCGTAAGGGCCATAGGGACCGCCTGTGCTGGCAATGGTCACCCCATTTTTCGTGATGGTGATATCACGGTCATTGCCAGAGACCGTACTGCTCGTCGGGCTCACAGTCCCCATCACGTTGACAGACCCCGTCGCGCGTAGGTTTGTAAAACGATAGGACACCACTTGGTTGTCGCTCGTGGAGGGCGGAACATAGGTGGTGCCCGTATAGCCAATCCCTACATCCCCGTGGACAGCACCGTTGGCAAAGAGGTTATTGTTCAATCCTGTGACGAGATTGAGATAGGGGTTTGTAAAGCGAACACCACCCCAATGGTCGCCGTTGTAGACGTAAAGCTTTTGATCACTGGGATTGAAGTAGACAGCTCCCGTCGTGGCGCTGGGTAACGCTAGTGGGAATTGGGTAGGACCGATGGGGCCCTGTGGCCCGGCGGGTCCTTCCGGCCCCTGCGGGCCCGTTGCCCCAATCTCGATGACCTGGGCGGTGCCATTGTCGCGCTTGATGTAGATTTTACCATCGCGCGTATTGATCGCGATTTCTCCGAGAGCAAGCTGCGCCACGGTGGGCACTTTGCCCGCGATCGCAGAACGCTTGTGAGTGATTGTACTGGCCATGCGGCCTCCTTTTGGCTGCCGTCAGTTGAAGTGTGGAATGTGACTGTGAAGCGTGACGCGTTGCGGGCTCAGAAGGTCCCACCGTCAAGCGCAATGCCTGTGATCGTGCCCCCTGTGATGGCCACATCGGTCGCAACCTGCGTGGCCATGGACCCAAGTCCTAAATTGCCGCGTGCCGTGGCCGCATTGGTGAGATCGCTCAAGTTCAGAGAAGCCTGCAGCTTGGACGCCAAACCGTTGGTTACGGTGCTAGCAAAACTGGGATCATCGCCCAAGGCGGCAGCCAATTCATTGAGCGTGTTCAGAGCCCCAGGTGCGGCATCAATCAAAGCGCCAATTGCGGCGGCCACAAACCCAGTGGTCGCAAGCTGGGTGCTGTTTGTCCCTTGGGCCGCTGTAGGAGCCGTTGGTGTCCCTGTGAGCACCGGAGAGGCGAGAGGCGCTTTTGCATTTAAAGCGGTCTCCAACCCCGTGATCTCAGAGATCCCATGTCCGTGGGCGGCAGGTGCGAAGGTCGTGGGCTTGCCCGTAATACCAGTCCAAGGCGCAGCATCTGCCACCTCCGCCGCATCCACCTTACCGTCTCCATCCGCATCATAGGTGGCGGCCAGCATATCGCCCGCCCCGAAGCCAGCAAGCGCGGTTTGAACAAAGGCGGTGGTCGCAAGCTGCGTTGTATTTGTATTGGCTGCCGCGGTGGGCGCCGTCGGTGTCCCGGTCAAAGCTGGCGACGCCAGTGGCGCTTTCGCTGCCAGTTCAGTTTGAAGGCCTGTCACATCCGCAATCGCATGACCGTGCCCTGTTTCGGACTTGCCAGTCAGAGCCTCCTCAAGCCCTGAGACATCCGACACTGCATGGCCATGGCCGAGATTGGATTTCTGAGAAAGGCTGAGATCGAATTGCGATTTGCGGATGAGCTCTGTTGCCCCCGTCGCGTCCTGAGCAGACTTGGGAACAAGAGCAAAGGTTTTAATCCCCGCAATCGACTGCGCGCTCGCCAGATCAACAAATGCACCAAGGCCCGCGAGAGGCGTCACGGTGGTCGCATTCCCTGCCCCATCATCGCCCTTCCCGATGTAGAGCGTGTTATCCACCTCGTTATGCGCCATCTCCCCGGATTTGAGAGCGGCAGGCGCGCCAGCGTTGCCCGAAGCGCGGCGTTTTAATTGAATGGTATTGGCCATCAGAAGAAGCCTCCGTTTAACGTCACATTGGTTGGAAGGATGGTGATGCCCGGCTCACCTGGATCGCCCTTGTCGCCCTGCGGACCCATTGCCCCGCGCGGACCGGGCTGACCCAAGAGCTGAAGCCGCAGAGGCCCCGTTGCGACTTCAACGCGGATGGGGGCCGTGATTGTGATCGGCCCCGAGGGTGGAGAGACGATGGTCATGCCTCCACTCCCCGCGTCACGGGCCAAAGCACAGGAACCTCTAAGAGGATCCCCAAATGCACTGCAGGCGTCAGATCGCGCCGGATGACATCCATCACCACCTGACCCGGCGAGAGCTGCGCCGTTTGCGCGACCGACAAGCTCAGCTCCAAGACCGTGCCATTGATCCAGGTGATGCCACCCTCCTCTGTTGAGAGCTCTGTCAGCACTTCAGGATCGGTACGCTTTCGACGCAGCTGCGCAAAATAACGCGCATCAGCCTCAAAGAGAGGTGCTGCCGCTTCAATCTGCAGGCGCCAAGGATAGCCAATCAAGATTACTGGTCCCTCAGACAGGGTCGCGCAACTCATGGGCGCCATCCACAAAGACGTGCGCCGGTTTCATTATGGGTGAGGATTTGACGGGCGGTGGGATCAGAGAGGTGATCCTCCACCTGCGGCCTAATGGGCTCAGCCCACTCACACTCGGGTGGTGGCACAAGCCCCGTACAGGCGGCTTGCACAGAGAATACGCAAAGCCAAAACAATTTGAGCATGAGATTACTCCAAAGCTATGCTTCGGTCCTTTTGGTCTGGACCTGAGACTTAAGTGCCCTAAGGTCACCCCAAGACCTGGGGAGGACTTATGAGTTTAGATTCGACACTGGCGCTGCGCGGCCCCCGCGCGGGCTTTGATGAGTTTGAGGCGTTTCTTAAAACAGCCAAACCGCGCGACCATTTCGTCTACGGTACGGCCCGTGTCCGTGCTTCCATGCGGATTATGGATTTCGCGCGGCTGCACTCTGAACGGGGGCACGTCAATTTGGTGCAAAAACGCGTTGGTAAAGATTTCGAATATAGGGCGATCCGCACCTCTAAACCCTATCAGGAAAGATGATGGCGCTCAGCGCCTCATCTTCGCATTCCAAGCCTTGAGACGCCTGCGCACCTCATCACTTGACTGTTGAGCCACCTGATTTGAGACCGCCTGCCGCGCTTGGAGAGCCGCGATCTTTTGATCCGCGCGCGCCAATGTGATCGACAGTTGAGCGGCCTTGCGACCGCGCAAAACCCCAACACCAAAGGCAAGACCCACAAGACCGATCCAGGTCGCCAAAAAGCGGCCACGCAGCGATAGCCAAGACAAAGCTCTCCAGATTATGCTGCTCATGGTGTTTTGCCCGAACGGTGATCGTCTAGGCGCGCCTGACGAGCCTTGAAGGCGAGAACCAGAATGCCTGCGAAGAGGGCAAAGGTAAGCCAAGGCATAATGCTCGAGACAACCGTCTCCAGTCCCAAAGCATGCAAGAGCCTTAGCGCGCCACCTTGTACCTCTTCCACCTGATCAAGGAGTGGAGCGACGTGCGCCGTGAGAGCCCCAACCACCCCAACGGCGCCCAGACCGATTTGCCCCTGAGCAGCGCGCAAAATACGGCTCTCGTCTGGGCGACCTTGGGCACGCGTTTGATCGACCTCTCGAGGACGCGCGGTTTCTAAAGCCTTTTCAAGTTCCACATCGATCACCGGCGCCAATGGCAGCGCCTCCTCTTCTCGGAAGGCCAGAATAGCCGCGCGCGTGCGCGGCCCCATCTTGCCGTCCAGCGCGCCCACCTCGTGATACCCAAGCGCCTTCAGGCGTCTTTGCACGTCCTCCACTGAGAGCCGCACCACGGGCGAGACATGTCCCGCGCGACGCACACCCAAAAGCTTCGAGACCGGATAGCGTTTGATCGACACCGCATCCCCTTGGTTCCCACCCAAAGCCCAAACCCAGTTGCCCTCGATCCGATCAATGAAGAATACATGCCCCTGCCACAACGCAGAACCGCGAGCGATAATCCCAATATCGCCCCGCTGGGCATCCGAGGTCTCCACTGGAATGCCCCAGGTCAAATAGGACCGCGCCGTCAAACGACGGGTTGATTTTATCCCAGCCCGCTCGAGGCAATGCCCCACAAAGGCAGCGCACCAGGCCACATCATCATGTTCGACCCAATCCTGGCCGATGCTCGCATACATCTCCAAAATCGCAGGGTTGTCCTCAATTCCTGGACCTTCTGTTGTGCCCAGATATGAGCGTGCAATGTCAAAAGGGGTCATCTCACCTCTCCCAAAACAAAAAGCCGCCCCAAATGGAGCGGCTGTGGTTTTATTCATGTATTACTGTTTGGAGCTGTCTTGTGCGCAGGCCCCGATCGTCACGCGACGATCACATCGCCCTCAGAAGGCTTCCTCTTGATGGCCTGACAAATACATCATCGCTTGTGCCAGCCAATCTTCAACAGCCGCAGCCGCTGAGGGCCCAATCCCCGCGAGCCCCGCCAGTTGGATTTCAAAAAGACCGGTCTGGTTTTCTGGGTCTTGCCAAAAGCCCCCATGCTCCAAGACAAGGTCACGCACCATAGCCACCTTATCTGTCACCACACGCAGCTGGTCCACAATTGGGGTCAAAATCATCTCAGATGACATCATCGCCTCCCATTTCTCCTCGAGCGCTACATGGTGCAATCAGACCCTAGTATCAAGGGGGGACTGGCCCCCTAACGTTTACGGCACAGCCAGGCCGTCAACACAGCCTCGGCCCCACGCGGCCCAAGATAGGCCAATGTCGCCACAAGCCCCGTGCGCACGGGCTGCCCCAGACCGAAGTAACTCGCAATCGCCTCCCCAATAATGGCCATCCCGATGGCCACTGGGATTTCCCACAAAAGCTCTTTGCCAAAGAACTTGCGATTGCCCAGTTTGACCTCGCCCGAGTGCCACATCAGCCGCCCCGTGAATGCGCCGATCAATGTGGTCAGTGTTCCGCCAAAAAAACCATTCAAGGTCTCTAAAAAGCCTGTTTCAGGCATGGTCACCTCCTCCTGCCCATTGGGCAAGGCCACTTGCTTTATTGTAAATTAGATCTATATTCAGGTCTGTTTTTAGACCAATTCAGGCCAAACCATCATGCAACGCGTCGAAGCCGATATCGCGATCAGCGTCTCTGACCTCAAAAAAAATCCATCACAGGTGATGGCGCAAGCAGACGGTCAAGCCGTAGCCGTCCTGAACCACAATCGCGTCATGGCCTATATGGTGCCCGCCGCGCGCTTTGAGGCGATGATGGAACGCCTTGACGATCTGGATCTCGCAAAAACAATCCAAGACCGTGCCGATGAACAGCCCATTCGGATCAGCCTGGATGAGTTATGACCTTCAGTTCTTGCCCTCCGCTCTCAAAGAATGGGAGAAGCTCGGCGCGACCCTCAAAACGCAGTTCAAAAAGAAGCTGAGTGAACGGCTCAATACCCCACATGTTCCCTCAGACGGCCTGCATGGCATGCCGAACCACTACAAAATTAAACTCCGGAGCGCCGGCTATCGGCTCGTCTATCGTGTCGAAGACAGCACCATTACAGTCACGGTTGTGGCTGTTGGTAAGCGCGAACGGAACGCGGTCTATAAAGCCGCACAAACACGCACGGACACATAAACTGACACATAAGTCGTCGTCCTAGTATTCCCCACCATCCAAGAGCGCCTCAAACAGGCTATCGGCCGGATTGCGTATCTTGAGTGTCGGCGGCGAGGTGCTCTGATCAACCCAAAGCATGCCCGGCGCCGTTGCGGGTGGCTCCGTCTCACCGGCATTGGTGGAGTGGATCGCTCGCAGAACTTGGTTGATCTGCGCACGCACCGCTGCGCCATTGTCGTTGATGATCACAAAACTTGGAACTTGGGTCATGGTCTAAACCTCCAGGGCCTTCAAAATGAGTTTCACACGACCTCCTCGGCGATGAGCCGCAACTCCGAGACAATGGGCGTAAAGCTTGGATCTTTTGTCCGAAGCCAGGCACGCGCTTCCACCGCGCGCGCCTCGATTTCTGACGTATCGATCCGGCCCCAGGGACCCCAAAGTGGATCAAACCCGTTGGGGTCGTCATCGGTCTCTCGGACCTCAAGAACCACATCGATCTCAGCGCCCTCGGAGCCATCAAAATCCGCCCAAGTGTCGATCTTGCCCAAGCGGTCATCCAAGACGTCAGAAAGACGCGAGGCCCCCACCAAAATATCAGACCGCAGCCGCAAGCGTTTGAGAGTGTCAAACTCCAATCGCTCGCTGAAGGAATAAAGCCCCTCAAGGACGGTCACCTCCGGTGCCCCATCTGCAGCGACGCCTTGGGCAAGTTGCAAAGTTCCGGATTCAACCAAGAGACCCGTTTTATCCCCAACAAACCCTGGATCCGCCGTTAGGGAGGCCAGTTCCGTAAAGCCCAAGATCTGCGCGGCCTTGGTTGAGATCTGCACAACAGGTCCAAGCCGCCCCTCACTGTCTTCTGCCCGCAACAGATAGGTGCCAGGTTTTAAGGGGACGACTGCAATAGCCTCACCACCCGAGACACGATCCATCAAAACCGAATTGGCCCAGGTGGCGAGCGGCTCTTTGCTGTGACGTATAATGATATTGCCGCCGACACGGACATCCACATCCACCGAGCGATGCCATTTGAGAACCGCCAAGCCTCCCGCACTTTGAATGGTCAATCCGCTGAGCGCCTCAGGCGGCGCGGTCAGACCAACAACCTCGAGCGTGCCTTCTCTCCAAGGAGAGGCCACCCCCAGCCCTGAGAGCGCCTTCACTCGGAAGTCCCAGTGACCCGGTCGAATGTCGCGGATCTCCATCACCGTCCCCGTCGTCCGGCCATAGTCTTGCCACTCCGCCCCATCACGGCGAGCTTCAAACTGATAGGTCTCCACAAAGCCATTCGGTGCCGCGAGCCACCGCACCCTAAGAAGCACTTTCACCGCAGAACCATCCCGCGTCACATAAAGCTCTTCCTCCCCCTGTGGGGCACCGGGGGAGCCAATATCAAAGGCCGAGGGTAAGTTGGTGCGTGGCGCCGCCTTGTAAATCTGCTCTTCACTGGCCGCCCAATCGTAAATCAGGGGAGAGGTTTCTCTGAGGATCAGCTCTGGCACCAAACGCGCGCCCTCACCTGACCCCGAGAGATCCAATCGCACTGAGAGCACCTCAAAGGGTTTACCGCTCTCAAAACCCTCACCGGCAAACCCCCAGCGCGGATCATAAAAGAGCGCGGTTTCTCCTGCACCCACGCGCCAGGCTTTCAGTTTGCCACTGAGGCGCAGGCTTTGTTGTCGTCGATGTCGCTCCAACTCGATCTTAGCGAGGCGCTGCGCCATGGAAGCCGAGATCGTAAAGGGCAGCGCAATATCCCGCCACACCTCTTCGCCATTGTCCTCGTCACGGTAGACCTCACTTCGAACTGCCGGGAAGTCATCAGGCTGCCAAGCGTTCTCAGGCGAGACGAACTGCCCGCGCACCGCATTAAAACTCGCACTGCGGCTTTGGCGCGTCGTCAGAGCCAAACCGCCGTCCCGCAAATCATCACGGGTGAGCACCTCAACCGGTATCCGGTAGGCCCCTGCCCTCAGGCGCCATTGCCCCGCCTGCCAAACAGCCCGCCCCGCCATGGAGGTTAGAAGCGCCTCGATGATGGTCTTGGGTGTCTCTGAGAGCGTGATCACCCCATTACAGCTGTACCGGGGCTCAACTCCACCACCCTCAAGAGCCACCTCTTCATCACAAATATTGGCCGCCTCAATAAGGCTTGCGACCTCAAGACCGTCCGCCGCTCCAATGCTCGCCCCAATGCCAAAGCGGGGATGCGCCATATAATCCGCCAAACACAGCGCCGGGTTTTCTGAATAGATGTGGCGGTCCAGCCGCGGATCATAGATGTCGTCCTTGCCCTCAAGATCCACCGTCACATTGGGAAGACCTCCAGGATAGACATCCGCATCATAGGTCAGGCGCAGATAGATCGCCGCACAGCCCCGCAACTGATGGGCCGCCGTCCAATGTTCAGGTGCGGCTGCGCGCAATCCCTCAAAGGCCGTTTGCGTTTCAGATCCGAGGCGCTTTTCGAGATGGGCCGTGTTGGCCCAGCGACCGATGGGCGCCCCGGTCGCATCAAAGGCCATCTCTCCCTCAAAGTAGATCGCCCCGATGGATTTAACCCGATGTCCTGCCAGCACAATGACGAGATGCAGGTCCTTATCCGCGTCCCCCGTCGAATGCAGAAAGACGAGCACCCCACCTTTGCGCACCCGCCCATAAACCATATCGCGCGGCATCACCGGTTCGCGCACCGTCACCGAGCGCGACTGCAGCGCCATGGATCCCACCGTTGGGCTCGGCATCAAAGACTGTGCCGCCCCAGAGAGCAGCATGGAGGCACCAAAATTGGCCGCAAAGCCAATCAAGCCTCCCGCAGCGAAGGCAGCCGTCAGACCACCTGCCGCCACTGCAGCTCCCCCAAGAGCCACAGCGCCAATCACAACTGGTGGCATGTTTAGGTTCTCCAGGCCAACCGGCTCTGCGTGAGGGGCGTGACCTCGAGACCATCAAGCCCAACAAAGGCGACTTCAGCTCCCACCACGACCCCAAAGGCCTCGGGCATACCGCCCAAGACCAGATCTCCGCGTTGTGCCAAACGCACATCCTCTAAAGGCTCGCCCAAAAGCGCCCGTGCGCCTTCCTCTAAGCTTCCCCATCCCAGCTTGCGCATCAGTCGAGCACCCCCAAGCGCCGTGCGATACCGTCCCCGCCAGAGATCCGCTGGGCTGGGTGCATCTTGCAGTGCCGCCCGCAAATCAAAGGCCCAGGTGGCACAATCATGCTCTCCCCATGCAAAGGGGCGTGCTCGGGCCGATGTGAGCGCTTCAAAGAGGCGCTGCTCCCACCCCTGCGCTCTCATCCCCGCCCCCAGGTGATGTCCCGGTCTTGGATTGCGGTCACATGTTCAAAGCCCATATCCCCGGGATAGAGCGCCTGTTGGCTTTCATGGGTGTAGCGCCAACTGCGTGGGGTCCCCAAATCAATGAGCCTGCTTTCATAAGAGAGCGTGATTGTGCAGGTTGCCCCATCCTCGCTGATCTCTGGCACATCAAGTCGGCCCGAGAAGGCTTGTAACGGATCGGCGATAATCTCCCGCTCGGGCGTTAGGAGCGCGAGCCAAATCCGGCCGGGCTTACCTTGGCGGGCCTCGGTAATCGCCAGAGAGATCATATCAAGCGGTACGCCTGAGAGCGACACCACTGTGCCGGAGGCCACAATATCGGTGGTGTCCTCCAGGGTCCCAAGCCCAATAAGAGCCCCAGCGCCGATCCAGGTCTGCCCCTCCCATGTGAGATCAAAATCCCCGGTCCAGACCCGCACCCATCCAGAGACGAATTCCCCCTCAAAGAGGATGGCCGGTCGTAAGCTTTGCGCCTCCAAGGCCTCTAAGACCGCTTGCGTGGCTCTTCGGCTCATCTGGCCTCCCGCGCTGTAAAGCTAAATTGATATTTGCCCGCACGCCCGATCTGAACGGGCACAGGTTCGGTCAGACGCAACAAGACTTTCGGCGCCGCCCGCTCGATCGCCTCTCCATTCACGGGGGAGACCCGTAGGCTCGGAACAATGGGAAGCCGCGCCATGCCGGCCGCATCTGAGGCCACATCCGCGGTGACCTGATAGAGGGAAGTTTGATCCTCAAATCCCAAGGAGAAGAGATCCCCTGCCTCCATAATCAATGTCTCCGGCAGCCATCCAGCACTCGTGAGCTCATCCCCTGTTTGATCAGCGCCTGAGACTACGCCCGGGCCAACTGCGCCTTGCGCCTCTGCCGTTGGATCGCGGAACATAAATCGCCCCCGCGCCCCGCCTAAAGCTGCAAAAAAGGCAGCAACGCGCTTGCCATCGCGCGGGGTCAGGATCGCTAGGCTCACCTGATACTCCCACCACTCCCCACCCCAGTCCTGCACCTCTTGGGTGCCGGTGAAGGGGGATGTGTTCACACTCACAGCAGTGACTAAGCGACGCTCAAGGCTGGTCACCAAAGACACCGGCAGTTCTGGGATCATAACCCATACCCCCGCCGACGACTGTCCGCGACCGTTTGCGTGGCCAGTCGGGCAATCTGTGGAATGGCTGCGCGCAGCTTAAGATCAATCTGTTCGGCCACACCCATCTGCGCCCCACGGGCATCAATATTGAGGGTCACGCCTGCACCAGAGTTGCCGCCCCGCCCGTAATCTGCCGCCTCGCGCCGATTGAGCACCCGCTCTCCGCGTTGCAGGATCGTCGGCACCTCATCGGGACGAAGTCCTGCCCAACCGCCCGCATGCATCCGAGGCGCGGCAGCAAAGGCCAATGTGGGCACGGAGCGACTATGCCCCGAAAGCCCAACGACACCCCCAGCGTGCGAGACGGCCGCTGCGACCGACCCGCCGCCGAAGACGCTCGAGAGCGCTGAGGCAATCGGGCCTAAGACTGCGCGTTTAAATGACAGCACGGCGAGGTCGGCCAGGATGGAACGCACGAGGCCCTTGAAGTCGAACTTGCCGGTTTCTACAAAACTACGGAACGCGCTTTCCGCGCTACCAAAGGCGCCTGTTAGGGTTTCGCCAAGTCCCTTACCCCAGTTCAACGCCTCCGTGGAATAAGAGGTGAGCGCCTCCCTAACTGCACGCCAACCGGTCAAGACCTGAGCCCCAGCGGATCCGGCTGTGCTGGCAGCAGATCCCAAAGCGGAGGTGAGCCGATCGGCCGAGTGTGAGGCCTCATCGAGCGCCGACGCTCCCGCATCGCCCGCCCCTGACACGGCCTCTTTCAAGGCCTGCCAAGAGGTCAGAGGGGCCATCGCGCCCTGCGCCAAATCCTGAGCAGCCTCGCGCGATCGATCCGCCGCCGCTTGGGCCTCCCTCGCAAGTCCCTCCAAACCAAAGTCTGGGACCGCCAAGGGAGTGTCCTCAAAGGCTTTGCGGAAGGCCTCAGAGGCGGCAAGGCCCGCCTCCTCAGCCCCTTGCGCATAGGGGTTGGCAATATCGCCCAGAGAGATTTCTCCAATGGTACCGAAGGTGGTCTCAACTCCAATTGCCGCCAAAGCCTCTCGGATTTTTCCTGTGAAGGCATCAATGCGCCCGATGGCCCCATTCAGCATCGCTTCCATGCCCTGCAGCATGCGATTGGCTGCCCGATAGACCAAATCCCCAATCACCGCCGGCAAGCGCGACCAGATCTCTTTAATAGCCAAGAGCGTCCCCTCAAAGGTATTAGCCGTGGCATTGCCAAAGCCCACAACACTCTCAATGGCACCCGCCAGGCTCGTCGCCGCACCCTGCGTCATGTCAAAAAACATCGCAGCCCACTGCGCAGTGACACTGCGCGCGCCCAAAGTGAGGCGGTCCCACACCTCAAGGGCCAAATCCTGTAAGAGCCCCATGGCTTCCCCAAAGCCACCCGCGCCCGAGGCCAGTCGGGTAAACCAATAGACCAATTCCCCAGCCCCAACGATCAGCGCCCCAATGCCCGTACGGATGAGCGCCCCTTTGAGCACCACCAAAGTTGTGGCCAGACCCCGCACCGAGAGTGCCGCCGCAGCCATCCCCGCCACCCAACGCCCCGCCATAAAACTTGCAAAGGTACCCGCATAAATGGCCAGTCGATCAAGATGGGAGAGCACCGCGTCAAAGGCCTTGGCAATCGGACTGGTCTCAGAAGCCAGTGCCACGAAGGAATTGGCGACAGCCTCAAGGGATGGTGCGAGCGCCACAGCAACCTTATTGCGCAGACCGGTAAAGACCTGCCCAATACTCACCAAGGCCAGTTCTGAGCGCCGCAGGGCTGCAAGAGCATCCGCATCAAGCACCGCACCAAGCCTCTCGGCCTGCGCCCCAAGGCGGGTCATTTCTGCACCGCCGTTTTGCAACAGAGGAATGAGCCGTGTTGCGTCCGACGCCATCGCCTCGAGATAAAAGGTCATCTCTTGGCTGTTCACACCCGCCTTTTGCAGACTATCCACATAAAGCTGCAACGCCTCCGGGCCGGATAAACGCGCAAACTGATCCGCCGTCACCCCAACCCGAGGGGCAATGTTTTCAAAAAAATCTGCCATCGGGCCACCGCCCGTCTGCAGGAAGTCCCCCACCCGGTCGTTCACATCCTTCAAAATATCGGCGAGTTTCTCCTGCGCGATACCGACCGTCGAGGAGGCGGCCGACCAGCGCTGGAAGACCTCAGGGTTGGCATTGGCAACTTGGGAGAGTTGTGAGATTTCATTGGCGGCAGAGACCGTCGAGCGGGTCATCGAGACCACAGCCGCCGACAGGGCCGTTGCCGCCGCCCACCCGGCCAGTTTTGCCCGGCGCGCAAAAGCTGCCATCCGCGCATTGGCCTGGTCCATTTCCCGAGACAAACGCCCAAAGCCCTTTGCCCCAGAGGCACCAACCCCCTCCAACTCAGAGCGCACCTGGCGGCCACCCGTCGCGGACAGTCGGACGGATACACGTTTGTCAGCCATCATAACCTCTTGCAGTATGTATCATGTCGTGATACATATTTTTCATGATCATTTCGACGCGTGGAAAGCTTGCGGCAAGCGCGGTCCAAGACCGCCTCAGAAAGGGCTTCCCGGCCGATCTGATCAAACGAACGCGCGCCATGCTCTCGGCTCTCGACGCGGCAGTAGCTCTTGAAGATTTACGGTTTCCACCCGGCAACCACCTGGAAGCCTTGAGTGGAGACCGAGCAGGACAACATTCAGTGCGCATCAATACTCAATGGCGCATCTGCTTCATCTGGACAGATCAAGGCCCCGCTGAGGTCGAGATCGTTGACTATCATTAGGAGGGACACATGAGCCTTTTGCTAAACCCATCACATCCGGGCGAAGTCCTACATGAGCTGTATCTCACTCCCCTTGAGATGAGCCCCATTGCTTTGGCAAAGCACCTCCAAGTCCCCCGCACCCGTATCGAACGGCTGGTCAGCGGACAAACCGCGCTCACCGTCGACACAGCCATGCGCTTGGCTCGGTTCTTCTCAACAACACCGGAATATTGGATGAACCTGCAGCGCGCTTGGGATCTCGCCAAGGCGCGCGAGACCATCGATGTCTCCTGCATCACGCCCCTTGAGGCAGCCTAAGTCTGACGTTCAGCACTCTTACGCACCATCACCGCCTCGATGGGCGGCAAGAGTTCCGCGAGGATGAGGGGTGAAAGCCCAAGGCCTGCGCCAAGCTGAAGCGCCGCAGTCATATCCCAGCCGAGCACAACACTGCCGCCCATTCCACCCGCGACGCGCAACTGACCCCCAAGACGTTGGACCAGATCCCAGATCTGCCAGCCCTCAAAGGTCAGCGGTTTATGGAGATTACGCGGACAGTCCGGGCATCTCGTGGAACAGGCCGCACAATAGTCACCGCCCCCGCCGAACTCCCAGTCGGCAAGAGCGGTCAGACGTTTTTTTCTGCGTCCAGTATCAGCGCACCCGCGATATATTTGGTCTGGAAGGCCTCAAAGATCGGCCAGATCTCCAACAGCGCCTCGACGCCTTCGGGCGTCACAGCGAGGGGTTTGCCCTCCTCATCGCCGACGCCCTCCCAATCTTTCACAACGATGCGGGCGACAGCTTTGGCCACAATCCGCGCGAGGTCGTCATTGGACGTGGCGGTCTCGTCTTCCACTGCTGCGGCAACAATCGCCGGGTCACTGCGCGCCGCGAGCATGATGGCGGTGGTCAAGGGTTCCACAAACAGGCGGACACCATGGCCAAGATCAAGCCAGCGCGGCTCGGTGGAGAGATTTAATCTTAGCATGGTCAATATACCTCGCGATCATTGGTCAGCGTCACAGTACACATCCGGCCCAGCACCGGATCACTGGCCGCCTGCCAGTCAAAACTGGCCTGCACCCCTTGCGGTCCCGAGATCTCGATCCGGGGACGCGGGAGATAAACAGCGTGCGCGGTCAGCGTCAGGCTCTCGCCGGTGGGTAGCGCGTAAGAGAACTCCAACGCGCAAGCCTCACCATTGATCGCTTGGGTGACCAATGTTTGGTCTGCAAAGCGCACCGTGATGCTCCCGGTCAGCGCCGCAATTGAGGGATCAATCCCATCAATCTTCCCATCCGAGCGAATGGTCTCAATCCGATCGAGGGTATTTGAATAGGTCAGATCAACAGAGACAACATTGCCAATCGCCACGCCATTGCGGGTGATTGTGCCGTTAAAATGGCCAAAACGCCTCAACTCAATCGTCTCGACAGTGCCGACCGACGAACTCCCAGAGACCTCTTCGCCTTGGGCAATCACACTGACCGTCGCCGTCAAGAGCCCCGAACGCGCCATTTGCCACGACACGCTATCGACCTTGCAGCCGGCATAGAGCGCATAGCGTGGCACCTCCGGCATCGCTGTCTCCACTGTAAACGATGGCAAAGCCCAAGACCCTGAGCGGAACTCATGGGTAAAAGGCGCCTGATCGCCGCTCGTGACAGGCACCCCAAAGGCCGCTGTCAACCAAAACCCAAAGCTCTCCGCATCAATAGGCACAACGATCGTGCCATCCGCCGTGACAGCATCCTTCACAGGCGCTTGCGGATCACGCCCATAGCCCAAAACCTCCGAGGTCTGCAGCGGTTGCTCAGACCCCAGCGTGGTGCTCGTGAAGGGGATTTGCGTATAACCACCCATCGGTGGAACCCCATAGGTCGTCTCAAAGGCCAGCGCCATTTGCGCCCGCGCCCCTTGGGCTCGTGCCAT